GAGTCGCGCGGCCGCAAGAGCCGGGAGAAGCTGATCGCCCCCGAAGCCAAGCTGATCGACCAGGACACCAAGCGCACACGACTGAAAACGCTGATTGCGCTGGGCAAGGAGCGTGGCTACCTGACCTATGCCGAGATCAACGACCATCTGCCCGACGATCTGGTGGATGCGGAGCAGATCGAATCGATCATCTCCACCTTCAACGACATGGCGATCCAGGTCTTCGACGAAGCCCCCGCCGTCGAAGACATGATACTCAGCGAGTCGGCGCCGGCGCCGGTGGATACCGCCGAAGTCGAGGAAGAAGCCGAACAGGCCCTGTCTACCGTCGATTCCGAATTCGGCCGCACCACCGACCCGGTGCGCATGTACATGCGTGAAATGGGCTCGGTCGAACTCCTCACGCGCGAAGGCGAGATCGAAATCGCCAAGCGCATCGAGGATGGCCTCAAGCACATGATCATGGCGATTTCCGCCTGTCCCACCACGATCGCCGAAATGCTGGAAACCGCCGGCAGGGTGGCGCGTGACGAAATGCGCATCGACGAACTGGTCGATGGTCTGATCGACCCGAATGCCACCGATGAGGACATCGAGGCGCTGGCCGAAGACGAGGAAATGGAAGTCGAGGACGATACCGAGGACGAGGATGACGACGGCAGTGCGCGAATTTCCGCCTCGCTGCTGCAACTCAAGCAGGACGCCCTCGAGCGTTTTTCGGTGATCCATGCCCTGTTCACCAAACTGCAGCCGACCCTGGCGCGGAAAGGCTCGCAGGACAAAGGCTACCTCCGCCTGCAGAGGCAGATTTCCGACGAACTGATGAACATCCGCTTTACCGCCAAGTCGATCGAGCGCCTGTGCGACTCGGTGCGCGGCATGGTCGAGGCGGTGCGCAGCCACGAACGCAAGATCCTGCATCTCTGCGTGGACAAGGCGCACATGCCGCGCGCCCACTTCATCAAGGTTTTCCCCGGCCACGAGATCGACATGGAGTGGCTCAAGCACGAAGTGCAGTCGGGCAAGCCCTACGCGGCGCAACTGATGCGCGCCGCACCGAACATCCTCGAAGAGCAGCAGCGCCTGATCGACCTGCAGAACCGCATCGGCATTCCGCTCAAGGAACTCAAGGACATCAACAAGCAGATGTCCACCGGCGAAGCCAAGGCGCGCCGCGCCAAGCGCGAAATGACCGAGGCCAACCTGCGTCTGGTGATCTCGATCGCCAAGAAATACACCAACCGCGGCCTGCAGTTCCTCGACCTGATCCAGGAAGGCAACATCGGCCTGATGAAGGCGGTGGACAAGTTCGAATACCGCCGCGGCTACAAGTTCTCGACCTACGCTACGTGGTGGATCCGCCAGGCCATCACGCGCTCGATCGCCGACCAGGCGCGCACCATCCGCATCCCGGTGCACATGATCGAGACCATCAACAAGATGAACCGCATCAGCCGCCAGATCCTGCAGGAAACCGGGCTGGAGCCCGATCCGGCGACGCTGGCGATCAAGATGGAAATGCCCGAAGAGAAGATCCGCAAGATCCTCAAGATCTCCAAGGAGCCGATTTCCATGGAAACGCCGATCGGCGACGACGACGATTCCCACCTCGGCGATTTCATCGAAGACCAGGCCACGCTGTCGCCCGACGACGCCGCGCTATTTGCCAGCTTGCGCGACGTGACCAAGGAAGTGCTGGACAGCCTGACGCCGCGCGAAGCCAAGGTGCTGCGCATGCGTTTCGGCATCGAGATGAACACCGACCACACGCTGGAGGAAGTCGGCAAGCAGTTCGACGTCACCCGTGAACGCATCCGCCAGATTGAAGCCAAGGCCCTGCGCAAGTTGCGTCACCCGACCCGTTCCGAAAAGCTGCGCAGCTTCCTCGATTCCGAGACCTGATTTCGCATCACCAACGGCTCATGCAGCACGGGCCGTTGCGGTTCCACGCAGGGCCTGTAGCTCAATGGTTAGAGCAGAGGACTCATAATCCTTTGGTTGCGAGTTCGAGTCTCGCTGGGCCCACCAGCTTTCGACGGGTGGCGGGGAAATTCGCGGAGGATCCGGTTCCGTAATTTTCGAAGGCAGGCACCCGGTAGGTTGTTTTGATGAATGGAGGCGGTGGATTCTATGATTTCACCTTCAAGCGGAGCATTTGATATGCAAGAAATCATGCAATACCTGAAAGACAACGGTCAGCGCTTCGACTCGGAAATTGCTGCCGCAACGGGGATCTCGCTGGCAAAAGTGCGCCGTTCGATCACCGACCTGTCGGCACGCGGCGAGATATCCAAATGCAGCGTGACCCGATTCAACAACGGCGAAAAAATCGAAGCCGTGCTCTGCCGGGTGGCCGGATACATTCCACCCAAGAGCCCGGGTCGCAAGCCGGGCGCGTCAAGCTAGACTGCTGCCGAAAATTTCCGAGCCGGGGGCGGCGCCCATGGGTTTTGGCTGCCATGCCCGCTTCCTGCTGGTCGTCCTTGCCGTCGCATTGCTGCCCGGCTGCGCCTTGCTGGGCGACAAGCCCTTGCCGCCACCGGCACCTGCACCGGTCAAGATCGGCCTGGCATTGGGTGGCGGTGCGGCGCGCGGCTTCGCACATATCGGCGTGATCAAGGCGCTTGAAGCGCAGGGCATCGTGCCGGACGTCGTGGTCGGCACCAGCGCCGGCGCCGTGGTCGGCGCGCTTTACTCTTCCGGGCTTTCCGGTTTCGAACTACAGAAAATAGCGCTGGAAATCGACGAAGGCCAGGTCAGCGACTGGTCCCTGCCGGATCGCGGCGTGTTCAAGGGCGAAGCGCTGCAGAACTTCATCAATCGCGCGGTGGGCAACCGGCCGCTGGAAAAGTTGCCGCGCAGCTTTGCCGTCGTCGCCACGGACTTGAAGAGCGGCGAATCGGCACTCTTTCGCAGCGGCAACACCGGCATGGCGGTGCGCGCCTCGTCCGCCGTGCCCGGCGTGTTCCAGCCGGTGAACATCAACGGCCGCGACTATGTCGATGGCGGCCTGGTCAGCCCGATACCGGTGCGTGCCGCGCGCAACCTCGGCGCCAACTTCGTGATCGCCGTTGACATCTCCGTCAATCCGCGCGATGCCCGCACCGCGAGCACCTTCGACGTGCTGCTGCAGACCTTCGCCATCATGGGCCGGTCGATCAGCCGATACGAGACGACGGAGGCGGATATCGTGATCCGCCCGGTCACCGCCGAGTTGCCGGCGACCGATTTCGCCGGCCGCCACCGTGCCGTGCTCGAGGGCGAAAAGGCCGCCGCGGCGGCGATGGCGGAAATCAAGGAAAAGCTGGCGCGCCTGCGCAATTCGCCGCCGGCAGCCATGGCGCGCTAGTCATTCCGCGCGAGCGGCGTCATGCGCGCGAGCGCCTTGAGCAGGATGCGATAGCTGTCGCGGTCGAAGGCCGGCGCTGGTGCCTCCAGCAGGCCATGCAGGTCCGCCTCGTTGTGCGCCGTGCCGAAATGGCACCAGTGATCGAACAGGTGCACCTCGTCGCCCTCCCTGATCCATGCCGGGCCGGCGAAGGGCCAGGATGAAAGTCGGTGGCGGCCCAATGCCGCCATCAGGCGCGCACTGTGGAATGACATCGGCTCCTTGCCGAGGCAGGCGCCCTTGCATTGCTGCAACTGGTGCGCGAAACACGGCTTGCCGGCCTTGACCTGCTCCAGCCCCAGCAGCGAGTGACAGAGACGATGCTCCTTCGCCAGTTCGGTCAGGGTGCGCTTGGCTTCTTTCGCGGTCTTGAACGGCCCGTACAAGTGCTCCTGACGGCGCAATTCGACGTCGCCGGCCATCAGCAACTGCGGTCGCCATTCGCCGGCACGCACCTCGATCAACTGCCAGAAACAAAGTTCCTCGTTGCGGCGCTGGGCCCGGTTATGGATCGGCTGCAACTGCTTGATCAGCGCCGCCTCCTTGAGCAGCGCACCGATCTCGCCGCCGGTGGCGATGCACTCGATGCGCCGCACCTGCTGCGCCAGGTTCATTTTCCTCGCGGCTGCATGATCGGCGGCAAAGTGCGCCAGCACGCGCTTCTTCAATTCCTTGCTCTTGCCGACATACAGCGGCAGGTCGTTCTCGCCGTAAAAAAGGTAAACGCCGACGCCTTCCGGCAGGTCATCGATCGCCGCCGGGTCGAGACCGGAGGGCAGGCTCGGGCGCGCCGTCAGTGCCTTGACGGTCTGCGCCAGCAGTTCGGGCGCCACCTCGACCTGCAGTCGGGCCCAGAACTGGTGGATCAACCGGGCGTCACCCAGGGCCCGGTGCCGGCTGCTCACCGTGAGATCGTGGCGCGCTATCAGGCTGTCCAGGTTGTGCTTGGCATGCTGCGGAAACAGCTTGCGCGAAAGCTTCACTGTGCATAAAACTGTGGCGCGAAAATCCCGACCGGCGCGCTTGAATTCGTTCTTCAGGAAACCGTAGTCGAAGCGCGCGTTGTGGGCAATGAAAAGTCGCCCTGCGAGACGTTCCCTGACCTCATCCGCGACATCCTCGAACGGCGGCGCATCCGCCACCATCGCATTCGAAATCCCGGTCAGGTGTTCGATAAAGCCGGAAATCGGCGTACCCGGATTGACCAGGCAGGACCACTCGCGCACGCCATGCTCATCGACCTCGACAATGCCGATCTCGGTGATGCGGTCGGCCGTCGCCGTGGCGCCGGTGGTTTCGAGGTCGACAAAGGCGAGGGGCGGAAAGGACATGGGTGCGGGAAGCGGCGGGGGAAGGCGCCGCATCATACCGCTCGCCGCCCTGCCATAATCATCAACGTGAACGCCGCCTTTCCGATCCGCTACGTCGATCCCGTGTTCCGCCCGCCCAGCGAGGCGGAATCGCTGATCCTGCAAGTGACCGATGGCTGCTCGTGGAACCACTGCACGTTCTGCGAAATGTATACCGCGCCGCAAAAGAAATTCCGCGCGCGCGACGCGGCGGAAACCCTGGAGACCCTGCGCCGCTGCGGCGAGCGATTCGGCAGTGACATCCGTCGCGTGTTTCTCGCCGACGGTGACGCGCTGGTGCTGCCGACCCGGCGCCTGCTCGAAATCCTCGGCGCAATCCGCGAACATTTGCCGGCGGTGCGCGGCGTCTCCAGCTACTGCCTGCCGCGCAACCTGCGCAGGAAATCGGTCGACGAGCTCAAAGAACTGGCCGCTGCCGGCCTGACCATGGCCTACGTCGGCGCCGAGTCGGGCGATAACGAAGTGCTGGCGAAAGTGAATAAGGGCGAAACCTTCGCCAGCACATGCGAAGCCCTCGACAAGCTGCAGCAGGCCGGCATCAAGCGCTCGGTGATGATCCTCAACGGACTCGGCGGCAAAACCCTGTCACGGCAACACGCCGCGAATTCCGCGCGCCTGGCCAACGCCACGCAGCCGGAATACCTGGCCACGCTGGTGGTGAGTTTTCCGCAGGGCGAAGAACGCTTCCGTGCCGGTTTCCCGGAATGGCAGCCTTGCAGCCAGCGCGAACTGTTTGTGGAAATGGACGCTTTCATCTCGGCGCTGGAGCTCAGGCGCACCGTGTTCCGCAGCGACCATGTATCCAACCGCCTGGTGCTGAAAGGCACCCTGGGCGCGGAAAAACCGCGCCTGTTGGGCGAGATCCGCACAGCCATCGCGGCTCCGGAATCCACGTCCTTGCGTCCACCATGGCAACGCGGGCTGTAACGGCGAGACCGGCAGCAAGCAACCCGGCGGTGGAAATGTGTGGCGGGCGAGCCGCCAGGCGAAAAGTCGGCGCCGGCGAGACGGCGCGAACCAGAATACGCGGCGGCTATGCGCCCAGCGCGGACGCACCAGCAGCCGCGACGATCCCGTCCTCGGACGACTTGACGCCGGAAACGCCGATTGCGCCGAGATAAACGCCATCGCGGATCAGCGGCAGGCCACCCTCCAGGCAGATCACGTCGGGCATCGTCATCATGACCGGACGCCCCTGCAATACCATGTCCTCGAAGGCCTTGGTCGGCCGCTTGAACATGATGGCGGTTCGGGCTTTTTGTTCGGCGACGCGCACGGAACCTTTCTGCGTGCCGTCCATGCGCTCCAGCGAAATCAGGTGGCCGCCGTCATCGACGACGGCAATGACCACGTTCCAGTTGTTTTCGGTCGCCGCGCGGCGGGCGGCCACGGTAATGCGACGTGCGCCTTCAAGGGTAAGCATGGCCGGATCCTATTGAATTGGTAAGCATATCAATCATACACACCGTAGCTGCTCACCCGGCTACGGCTGCGGCAGACGGGATGCGTGTGATATCTTCGGCGAAAAATTGAGTTCCGACATGAAAGGCTTCCTGATCCTGATCACCTTGCTGGCCCCGGCAATCGCGCAGGCCGATTGGGTCAAGCTTGTTTCCGCCGGCGAAGGGGAAGTTACCGTCTATGTCGATCCCGGATCGATCAAACGGGAAGGCAACGTGGTCGAATTTTCCACCTTGTTCGATTATGCGACGGTCAGAACCCTGTCCGGCGCCCCGTTCCAGTCCGCGACCATGCAAGACGAGATCGATTGCGCCGGGAAGCGGAACCGGACACTGGCCGTCTCCTCCCATTCCGCACCGATGGCCGGCGGCCACATTGTCTCCACCGCTACGGGCGGCTACGCGTCCTGGACTCCTATCGATCCGAAGGGCGTCGTTGCGGCCATCTTCAAGTTTGTCTGCAAGGAGAAGGAGTTGCTGACCGACCACCGATCCGGCCAGCAATTGTGGGGAGGTGATCGTTTTGGCACAGCGCTGAAACGGGCGCCGGAACCGGGAAGGGCCGCAACCATGCGGGATGCAGCGGGATAGGCTCCAAAAAACGGCCCCGCGTCTTTTTGCGCGAAACCGGGTCGATATCGGTCAATTTAGCGGTCTTTTTGGCACTCGACCGGGCTTATTTCAGAGTCGTTTGAACGATGGGCTGCCCAGCACCCTGCCATGCAGGCGGAAGCTGGGGTTCTCCTGGAGCGTATTCAGCTCGGACGGCGGGTAGTCGCCGTTACTGCTCGCCACCACCAGGCGATCGCCGCGCAGCGACAGGCGCTTCACATAGAGCCGATCGTCCAGTTCGAACACATAGACGCCCTCGCGCAGCACCTCGATGTCGCTGCGGTCGATCATCACCAGGTCGCCGTCATGCAAGTCAGGCTCCATAGACCAGCCCGAAACCGGAAGAAGGGCTAGGCGGGCCGGGCCAACACCAAGCTGCTTCACGAGCCAGTCACGATCAAATGCAAAGTGACGCGCCGCGCGCTGATCCGACACGAATGCACCGTGGCCAGCGGATGCGCGGACATCGTAGTACGGGACATAGACGTAATCCTCTACCTCCGCCGGGAGTGCGTCATCAAGCGTCATCCCGGCCGGCTTCCCGTCACCGGTAACCAGCTGCGTGCTGCCTGGGGTTTCATAGGGAATCGTGCGCGCCGCCAGTGGCGGTACGCCCTCGCCGCGCAGCCACCAGGCTTCACTGATGCCCGTCCCAGCCACCAGCTTGCGCAGCGACTTGGGATACGGCGTGGTGCCCTTCTTCAGCCACTCGTGGATTGTTGCGCCCGAAATGCCGCGCGCCGTCGCCCAAGGCGTCGGGTCTTCATCGCCAATCACCTCCAGCAGCCTATCTGCGAACGTTTTTTCCATCATCCAAATTCCACAACCGAATTCGGATGCTCAGCATCCAAATTAAAACAGAGCATCCAAATAACCGAATAAACAATAATTTCAATTAGTTGCATAAATACAGCGGGGCGTGCCGTGTCTATCTAATTCGGATGTGTTGACATACGGTTCGGATTTGCTTCTAATGCCATCCATCGCAGCATTTAACCGATGGTGAAAACATGGCAACCAGCCCCGTAAAAAAATCCAGTCAAGAGGACTGGCACCCGGCCGATATCAAGGCCGCCCTGCACAAGCGCGGCATCACCCTAATGGGAATCGCGGAGGCCCACGGACTCACCAGCTCCTCGACGCTGTCTGCCGCCCTGGTGCGCAGCTATCCAGCGAACGAAAAACGCATTGCGCAAGCGCTGGGGCTGCACCCCAAGGTGATCTGGCCGTCGCGCTACTACGCAAGTGGTGAACCGAAGCCACGCGGATTCCGTGCTGTGCAGTGTAACGCTGCGGCACGGGCCGTCAATGGCAATCTAGCCCTGGCGGCCTAGCCATGCGCCGCGCCGCCGACGCCCTGACGGGCGACCTTTTTGCGGTACCGGTGCCGGCGGCCAGTCTGCCCGGCGAAATGGACTTCTGCCTGGCCGTGCGCCGCCTGATGTCCGATGCCGTCAAGGCCAGCCCCCACAACGCCGTGCAGATCGCCGCGCGCATGGCTGAACTCACCGGGCAGCCCATCACCGAGCACCAGATCCACGCCTGGACCGCCCCCAGCCGCGAGGCTTGGCGCGCGCCCTTCGAGTTCATCCCGGCCTTCGAGGTCGCCGCCGAAACAACGGCGCTCACGGCCTGGCTGGCCAGTGTGCGCGGGGGCCAGTTGATGATCGGCCGCGACACCTTGCACGCCGAGCTGGGGCGCCTGGAGCGCACGCGCGACGAGGCCGCCAAGAAAATCAAGCAGCTCAAGCTGCAGATGGGAGAAGGCGAATGACCGCCGCAAAGACCCACTATTCAGCGCTGGAGCTGGCAGACCTGAGGCTGCCCGGCCTGCCCGGTACCGAACGCAACATCCGCGCACTGGCCGACCGGGAAAACTGGCAGGCCCTCGAAGTCCCCTCCCGCGGCCGCACCGGCCTCCGCAAGGAATACCCCGTCGCCACCTTGCCCGCCCCGGCCCGGCAAGCCCTGCTGGAGCGCAAGCTTGCCGCCCCCGCCGTCTCCTCCTCCCCGGCCACCACCGCCGGGGTTTTGCCGGCCACGTCCCTGACGCTGGCCGGCCTTCTTATGCCCGGCGGCGCGCCCTGCGCCGACCTCACCGACCACCAGCGCCTGGAGCGCGACGCCCGCGCTGGCGTCGTCGCCGCCATCCGGCGCTTTCAGGTCGAAGCCGGTTGCAGCCAGGAGGCCGCCATGCAGACCCTGCTGACGACGGCCGCCTCCGGCCGCGCCGACCCGCTGGTGGTCAAGTCCCTGCAGCTCGCCCGCGACGGCCGCGGCAGAAAGGGCAACGGTCTGCCCTCGATCCGCACCCTCAAGCGCTGGCTGTCCGCCAACGATCTGACCCCGCGAATCGCCCAGCGCGACATGACCATCCCGCCCTGGGCCAAGGCTTTTCTGGAGCGTTACCAGCAACCGCAAAAGCCCTCGATCGAGGCCGCCTACCGCGAGGCCTGTAACGCCTGGAGCGCCGCGGAGCGCCCCTCGATCCACCAGGTACGCCGCTTCCTCGACAAGCTCGGCACCGTCACCCGCGAACGTGGCCGCATGGGGCCGCGCGAACTCAAGAACATCCAGCCCTTCGTCCGCCGCGACTTTTCGCACCTGGAGCCCAATGACATCTGGACGGCCGACGGCCATTGCTTCGACGCCGAAGTGCAGCACCCGCTGCACGGCCGGCCCTTCCGGCCCGAGATCACCGACATCCTCGACATCGCCACCCGCCGCTGCGTGGGCTGGAGTATCGACCTGGCCGAATCCGGCACCGCGGTGGCCGACGCCATCCGCTACGCCGCCGAACGTCACGGCATCCCGGCCATCTTCTACGTCGATAACGGCGGCGGCTACCAGAACGCCATGATGAAGGACGAAACCACCGGCCTCATGGCGCGACTGGGCACCGACATGCGCCACAGCATCGCCTACAACTCGCAGGCGCGCGGCGTCATCGAGCGCGCCCACCAGACCATCTTCGTCCAGGCCGCCAAGCAGCTGCCCAGCTACATCGGCGCCGCGATGGACCGCGAAGCCCGCCTCGCGCAGTTCAAGGTCACCCGCAAGGCCCTGAAAAGCGGTGGCGCCATGCCGCTGATCCCCTTCGACGTCTTCGTCGAGTTCATCGAAGCCCGCGTCGCCGACTACAACGCCAAGGCGCACCGCAGCCTCAAGGGCACCTCGCCGGATCTGGCCTGGCGCGCCTTCGAGGCCCGCGGCTGGCGGCCCCACGCCATCAAGGCCGAGGACATCGCCACCCTGTTCCGCCCGCGCGTTACCCGCACCATCGCCCGCGCCGAGATCAACCTCTTCACCAACATCTATTTCGCCCGCGAGCTGGCCGAATTCCACGGCATCGACGCCCAGATCGCCTACGACATCCACGACGCCAGCCGGGTCTGGGTCTATACCCCGGAAGGCCGCTTCATCTGCGAAGCGCAGGCCAATGGCAACCGCCGCCACTACATGCCTGTGCCCGTGGTGCAGCAGGCCCGCGAAAAGCGCGCCAAGGGCCGCCTGGCGCGCGTCGATGCCAAGCGCGACGAGATCCTCGAAGAACTGCACGGCGCCCCGGCGATCGCCGCGCCGATGGCCAGCCAGATCGTGCTGGGCGGGCGGGTGATCGACGCCGATTCCTTCGCTGCACTCGAAAGCGATAGCCGCCAGTCGCCCGAAAAGGTGGCGGAAGAAGAGGCGCGAGCCCCGGTGGGTGCAAGGCCCACACCTGCGTCCCGCTCCGACCGCACCCCCGCCGACAACTACGCCGACTGGCTGGCCTTCGACGCCCGCCTGCAGGCCGGCGAATCGCTCGACGAAGCCGATGCCCGCTGGCATCGCATGTACCCGGCCTCCGCGCAGTACCGCGCCGAAAGCCAAAAGAGGAAGGCCGCCGCGTGATTGCAGTCACGCAGCGGCCCGTTTGCAGCACCTACTAGGAGAAGTCAGCATGTCACAAACCGCACAAATCCACAACCTGGACCTCGTCCGCACCGCCGTCGAACGCCTCAACGGCCGCGCCAGCGGGCTGCCCGGCTTCGCCGTGCTCTACGGCCCCGCCGGCTACGCCAAGACCACCAGCCTGCTGGCCGCCGCCAACGCCACGCGCGCCTATTACGTACAGATGCGCAGCGCCTGGGGCCGCAAGGCCCTGCTGGAAAAGGTGCTGGTCGAAATGGGCCTGCGCGCCCGCGGCACCATCCCGCAGCTGCTCGACATGGTCTGCGACCAGCTCGCCGCCAGCCACCGCCCGTTGATGATCGATGAATTCGACCATTGCACCCGTAGCGACGGCCTGGTCGAGCTGGTGCGCGACATCTACGAAGCCAGCCAGAGCCCGATCATCATCGCCGGCGAGGAAATGCTGCCGCAAAAGCTCAAGCGCTGGGAGCGCTTCCACAGCCGCGTGCTGTCCTGGGTGCCGGCGCAGCCCGTCAGCCTGCAGGACGCCCGCGCGCTCGGCCCCATCTACGCCCCCGGCATCCGGGTCGCCGACGACCTGCTCGATCACCTGGTGTGCCTCTCGGGGGGCAGCGTGCGCCGCGTCTGCGTCAATCTCAACGGCATCGCCGAAAAGGCCGCCGTCGAAGGCTGGGAGAAGGTCGATCGCGCCCGCTGGGGCGACACCCCGATCTACACCGGCGAAGCACCACGGAGGGCCGGGTAATGGCTCACATCGTCATCAAAGTCAAAGAGGGATGCGGCACTTACCTCGCCTCATGGGCTGGCCACCGCGCCTCCTGCACGTCCGGCGCCAAACAGGCCGTCGAGGCCCTTGCCCGAAAGCTCTATCCCCCGATGACGGAGTTCGTCGTCGAGCAGCTGTTCGATGGCTCCTGGGTACTTCAAATCCCGGAGGCGTCATGATCGCCTACGCTTGGGCCAACGGCCGCATCGACTTCGGTCGCACGATGCCCAAAGACGCGCTGCTGATCGGCAAGGGGCCGGCCAAGCCGCTGCGCAGCCACATCACGGCCACCGCACGGCACGCCTACGACGGAAAGACGCTGCTGGTGCCCGGTGTGCCCGAGTCGGGCGGCGGCAATGCCGCAGTCGACGCGCTGCTCGCCTACGGCCGCGAGATCAAAAAGCGGATGGAATTCGATGCGCGCCACTTTGGCGGCTGCACCGCCAAGCCCTCTGGCGCGCTGAAAGTAGCGGAGAAAATCGTCGCCGAGTTCTCTGCAGCCGAAAAGACACGGGGGCGGCCGTTTCGCGTCGCGTTCCGAGACCCGGCGAACCCTCGGGAGCAGGTCCAGAACGGGGTCACTGTCCGGGTGGCTTTGTTGCGTGAGTTGCGCGCCGCGATGAAAGCGGAGGCCTCCTATGCCGCGTAAGCCCGCCCCCCTCGAACTCGCCGGCGGCAAGGGTCTGCGCCAGCGCGTCTGGGACCGCATCCGCAAGCATGGCGCCGACTTCGCCCTCACCGACCTCGTCTTTGGCGGCGAATGCACCGACACGGTCCGCTGCTACGTCATTGGCCTGGAGCGCGCCGGCTACCTCACGATCACCAACTCCGCCGTGGTCAATGGCCCGCTCGCTGGCCGCAAGTCCATCCACTACAGGCTGGCGCGCGACGCCGGCGCCGACGCCCCGCGCGTGCGCAAAGACGGCACGCCGGTGACGATGGGCCTCGCCCAGGAACAGATGTGGCGCACCCTGCGCATGCTGAAGGGCGACATCAACGCCCGCGAACTCGCCGCCCACGCCAGCACCCCGGCCGTGCCGGTGCGCGAAACCGCCGCCGCCGACTACCTGCGCCACCTCCACTACGCAAGCTACCTGCGCGAGACGCGACGCGGCCACGGCACCGGCCGCGGCGGCATCCAATCCCGCTACCAACTCATCAGCAACACCGGGCCGCGCCCGCCGATGGTCTGCCGCGCCGACGCCATCTACGACCCCAACCTGGGCAAAACCGTCTGGGTGCGCCCCGTTACCGAGGAAGACGCCATCTATGGAACCTGAAGCCGTTGTAACGCCGCTGCCCGACTGGCGCGCCATCCTCGCCCGCGAGATCGCCCTGCACCCGCGCGGCAAGGCCGGCGTCGCCGAGCGCATGGGCGTCAAGCGCTGCTACGTCAGCCGCGCCATGTCGACCGGCAAGAGCGCCTACGCCGACGTGCCGCCGGCCTTCATCAGCCGTGTGCTCGACCTCGAATCCGACGTCGATTGCCCCGCCACCGGCGCCCGCGCCCCGCGCGCCGACTGCCGCAAAGCCAACCAGCCCGCCCACACCCACAACCCGCTGGCCATGCGCATCTTGCGCGAATGCCAGCGCTGCCCGCTTAAACCACTGGAGGGAAAAGCATGAGCGCCACCGTCACCCCGTTGCACCGCGTACCCGCGCACCCAGCGCTCAGCACGGACGCCCCGCCGATGAACGTCGGCGCCTACGTGCACAGCATCATGGAAGCCGCCACCAGCCTGATGCGCAATGGCCTCGTCGTGGCCGGCTTCAACGCCGACGGCGACAACAGGACGGCCGCTCTGCGCATCGAGGATTGCCGCCTGGCGCGGCGCATGGTGGAGCTGGGGCAAGCCAACTACGTCAAAAGCGGACACGACGAGGACGGCCCCTATCGCGTCGGCATGTTCTACCGCTGCGGCGTCACCGTGTTCTGGAACGAAAGGCTGCCGTCATGAGCGCCGCCGTGCCCATCACCAACGCCTCGCGCCAGTGCGTCGAAATCCCCGCCTGCATCACCAAGCGCGAGCCCGACGCCGACTACGGCTGGTTCAGCCACCGCCGGCTGCTGATCTCCAAGGGTGACGCCGCCATCAGCCTGTCTGTCGACGACCTGCGCCGCCTGTTCGATTTCGTCGAGCGCAACGCCATCGAGGAACAGCTATGAAACGGCCCTGGACCCGTGAAGACGACGCCAAGCTGCTCGATCTGCGCGCGCGCGGCCTTACCGGCGCAAGGATCGCGGCCGAGCTGGGGCGGCCCGACTCCTCGATCTTCAGCCGGCTGGATGTACTCCGGCACCGCCCATCACAGCCCCGGCCGGAGAGCTATGCCCGGATCAACATCAAGGAAGGCGGCCCCGGCGAAAGGAAGCCGCGCAAATGCCTGTGCTGTGGCAAGACCTTCCCCTCCGCGCACGCCGGCAACCGCCTGTGCGGCAGCTGCCGCGGCAAGTCCGTCAGCCCCTTCGAACACCGCCTCTAGGAGACCGCCATGAGCACCGAAAAAGCCGTCACCACCGCCGCACTCAAGGCCGCGCTGAAGATTGGCAAGGCCAACGGGCAAGACGCCAATTCACTGGCCTTTGTGCTCGACACCATACCGCGAGCGATCCGCAATCTGGTGGATGAGTTGATCGAAGAGGGCGTGCCCGTCTGTGCCCATCCCAAAACCGGCTACTTCATCGCCGCGACCCGCGAGGAGGCGAAGGCCACTCGTGACTTTCTCGTCGGACGTGGCTGGCACGGCATCAAGAAAGGAAACAAGGTTCTCGCCAATTTCTCCGGCGAGGTTGATTTTGACGAACTCGAAAACGAAGGAGCCTTTGAACTATGAGCAAACCCACCCGCCTCAAGAAACCCGCCGTCGCCGTCGCCGTGCCAGGCAACGCCGCCGACGCCTCCAACGCCATCGCCAAGATCGGCATCGAACAGCGCGAACTGGCGCGCATCGAAGCCGCCATGAATGATGAACTGGCCATCATCAAGGAACGCTGGGAAGTTCAGGCCGAACCGCACCGCAAGCTCATCGCCGATACCAGTCAGGGCGTCCAGATATGGTGCGAAGCCCACCGCGGCGAACTGCTCAAGGGCGACGCCAAGACGGCCACCTTCCCGGCCGGCGAAGTGCAATGGCGCGTGCGCCCGCCCTCCTGCCGCATCACCGGCGCCGATGCCGTGCTCGATCTGCTGCGCCGGCTGGGCCTGGGCCGCTTCATCCGGTCCAAGGAGGAGATCAACAAGGAGGCCATCCTCAACGAGCCGGAGGCCGTCAAGGCTGTGCCCGGCATCCGCATCGAGCAGGGCGAGGACTTTGTCATCAAGCCCTTCGAGGCGCCGCTGACGGAGGCGGCATGAGCGGACATTCCCCCACCAAAGCCGACGTCACGCAGCGCGAAAACACGGCCGCCGCGAGCCTTGCCCGCGACATCCTGCAATCCGATCCTAAGACCGCCGCCTGCATCGGCTGCGGCTGCACCGACAACCGCGCCTGCGACGGCGGCTGCTACTGGCTGCGCCTAGACGGCGGCCGTGGCGTCGGCGTCTGCAGCGCCTGCCAGCCCTACACCGCCGCCTGGGACGCCGCGCGCGCCTTCGGCCCGCCGCACTTGGACCTGGTTGCCCACCTACACCGCCAGAGGGCGTTCTCGCTGCGCACCTTCGGCCCCGGCCCCCGCACTGCTGGCGTCATCGCCCATATCCGCAAGGAATTGGTCGAGATCGAAGCCGCGCCCGCCGATCTGATGGAATGGATCGACGTGGTGATGCTGGCGCTCGACGGCGCCTGGCGCGCTGGCCATGAGCCCGCCGCCATCGCCCTGGCGCTGGCCACCAAGCTGACCAGGAACGAACTGCGCACCTGGCCCGACTGGCGCACTGTCGCGCCGGACACGGCGATCGAGCATGTACGCACTGAGGCGGCCAAGGGAACGAGCATCACGATCACCGCGAAGGCACTGCGCGAGGCGCTTGAATTCTGTAACCCGGACGGCCCCGAAGACGAAGACCAGATGGAAACGGAATTGACGATCTGGATGCGGAATACGGATGAGGTTTCTGATGAAGGCGAGCCGATGCCGCGTGGGCTGTACTGCCACCTGAGCGAATACCCGGAGGAAGGTTGCATTCCGCTCTTCGAGGTGCCGGCATGAATCGCCTCTACCTCTCCGGCCCCATGTCCGGCCTGCCCGACCACAACTTCCCGGCCTTCAACGCCGAGGCCGCGCGCCTGCGCGCCCTGGGCTACGACGTGGTCAATCCGGTCGACATCAATCCCGATCCGGCCACCACCTGGCATGACTGCCTGCGCAATGACCTGGCGGCGCTCTTGACCTGCGACGCGATCGCGCTGCTCGACGGCTGGCAGGGCTCCACCGGCGCGCACCTGGAAATGCACGTCGCGCACCGCATCGCCATGCCGATCTTGATTGCTCGCGAGATCGGCGAGGCCTGACCATGCCCATCAAACCCGAAAACCGTGCCCGCTATCCAGCCGACTGGAAGGCGGTCCGCGCCGCCATCCTGGAGCGCGCCGGCCACCGCTGCGAAGGCAGCCCGGCGCATCCGGATTGCCGCGCCGCGAACTACGAGCCGCACCCGGACACCGGCAGCCTGGTGGTGCTGACCATCGCCCACCTCGACCACACGCCGGAGAACTGCGTGCCCGAGAACCTCGCCGCCTGGTGCCAGCGCTGCCACCTCGAATACGACGCCGCGCACCACCGCCTCACCGCCTGGAAAACCCGCCGCGCCCGCAAGGCCACCGGCGATCTGTTCGAAACCGAAGGAGCCTCCGCATGACCACCTGGAACGCCGTCAAAGACCGCCTCCCCGACGACGAAATGACCGTCCTGCTGGCGCTCGCCGACGGCGAAGTCTGGCCCGGCTTCCGCGAGGCCGGCAAGTGGTACTACGTCAGCGCCGACCCGGTCGGCGTCGAGGTGTGGCACTGGGCGGAATTCCCTGCGCCGCCCAGCGCCGGGCCGGAACCGTGGCCCGTGGCCGACCCCTCCGTCGATCAGGTCCGCATGAACGACCTCACCGCCTGCCTGCGCGATCTGCTCGCCACCATCGAGCTGCAGACCGACTGCATGGACAACACCATCGACCGCGCCACGCTCGACCCCTATATCGAGCGCGCCGAGGATCTGCTGGGCGAGTCGCTGGAGGAGATCGTCAAGTGATGCTCACCAAAGACCAATGGGCCGCGATCGAAAAGCAACTGACCGGCTATTTCGGCCGCGTCGAGCTGCGCTGCGACGGCTACCAGGTGGTCGCCGCCATCGAGCCGATCGCCGCGCTGAAACAAGGCATCGTCGTCTATGTGAATGGCTACTGGAAGGCCGCGTGGATGAACGGCGAGGCCGAAGAGGCGAAGAAGTTCCACCGCCAGACGAAGCGCTACCTGTACCCGGCCAAAAAGCGCGACGAGGCGAAGAAGAAGCTGAAGAGCCGCCGTCTTCACGCCTCGCTGCGTGACTGGTATGCCGGCGTTGCGGAAAAGTCGGTCTCCACCTGGGCGCCGTATTGGACCAATGCCAAAGCCTTCACCCGCCATCTGCGCAAAACCTGCACAGACATCGAGCTGGTCAGCCTGGAATACAAGAGCTAGCCATGACCCTCCCCCGCAACAAGCTGCTCGCCCGCCTCCACTGCATCAAGAAAGAGCAGGGCTGGGACGATGCCGAGTATCGCGACATCCTCCAGGCGCGCAGCGGCGCGCGCTCCGGCGCCGATCTGGACGACGCCGCCCTGGCGCGCGTCGTCGCCGCCCTGGGCGCGCAAAAGCCCCGTGCCGCCCAGACGGACAACGAATGGCAGTGGGTCAATCAGGCCGCCGCCGACAAGCGGCCGGTGCTGTGGAAGATCCGCCGCATCGCCATGAACCTCGGCATCCCGCGCGGGCAACAGGTCGCCTATGCCGAAGGCGTCGCCGCCCGCATTGCCGGCTGCGAGCGCCATCTGCGCATGATGGACGCCGGCGAGCTGTGGGTGCTGATCGGCCCGCTGGAGCGCACGGCGCGCTACAAGCGCAGCGGAGAAGCCCCGGCATGAACGAGATCGTCATCGCCTTCCTGGTCGGCGCCCTGTTCGGCGTCTGCATCGGCCTCACCTGGGCGCTGCATCTGGTTGAGCGCCGCGCCAAGCGTTACAAAGAGGCGGCCTTGCACCTGACCGTAACGCCCGAGGTGCTGAACCAGCTTAACAGCATCATGGTCACCCAATGGCTCGACGCCCACGGTTACGTCTGGATGCCGAAGGGGCAGGAGTTCAGGTGGCCGAAGGAAGTGAAGCGATGAAGCTTTCCCTCGCCCACCTGCCGCGCACCGCGCGCGACCTGGTCGATCTGATCGGCCTGCCGGCCACGCTGGCGCTGATCGAGGCGCGCGGCGGCCAGGTGCTGACCATCCCCAAGCGCAAGCGCAAGGCCGGTGAAGATCTGTTCGAGGAACTGGCCGACCTGGTCGGCGCCGGCGCCGCCGAGAAGATCTGCCGCCGCTACGGCGGCGAATATCTCACCATCCCCAGCTGCCGCCGCGCCGCCCACGCCGTGCGCGATGCCGAGCTGCAGGCCCGCTTCGACGTTCTGCTTATAGAGGGGATGGGCGCGCGCGCCGTCGCCAATCAGCTCGCCGCCGAGTTCAGGCTCGACGTCAGCACCGTCTGGCGCATCAGCAAGCGCGCCGCCGCCGACACACGTAACCCAGAAGCGGTGGTCGAGACGCAGATGGGGCTGTTCGTGTAAGCGGCCGTGTCTTTCCTAATAGCGTTGCAAGGCGGCCCATTTCTTCGCGAGGAATTTTTCCAACGCCCCCGACGCGATCAGATCAAAGGCCACCCCCTTTGCCTCCGCCGCCGACTGGAATGTCATTTTCCCCGGCGTCGAATTAACGTGGAGTTTGTAAGTCCCGCCCGATGGAACAACCTCGATATTCATCAACCTGTACAGAATCCGGTGGATATTGTCGCGGCCGACGGTCCAGCGCCGCGAGGCGACAAAGCGCTTTCGGCGACCAAGGTACCGGCGCCTTTCATCCATGAACTCGGTCGCCTTCGGCTCGGACGTCAGATGCCCGCAGCAAATCTCGCCGACTTCCATCGCCCGCCAGTTTGCATGCTGGACCAGAAATACATAGCGGATCGATTCCCCGCAGTACTCGCAGGCTCCGTTGAGGCCCCCAAGGTCGTCCGAGCCCATGAATTCCCAGCCGAACCGCGGCGGTATCTTGCCGTGTTCTGCCGCATGGCAGCCACGGCAAACCGTTGCGCACATTTCGTAGGGATAATCCCAAGGCTTGCGCCCAGGCAGGTATTGCTTGTGATGGGCCTGAAGAACCGCGCCATCCGTCCGTGTTTTTCCGCATTTCGTGCAGGCATAGTCGTCCAGCTTGAATACCTCCTCGCGGAAAGATGCCCAGTCAGCGCTGCGATAGTGATCCATGCCCGGCGTATAGTTCCAAAATAGTAAAGACGCTGTTGCTGAAGGTGCTTGACCGGCGCTGCCGGTAAGCACACTGGATGACAACGAAAGTATTGACGAAATAGCGGCGCTGGCGCAACCGCACCCCAAAACGCTATATTCGGGACGGTATTTCCCGCTGGCGCCCGCCAGCGGGTTTTGCTTCGCGCGCCCGCGCACCATGCGGCAATGTGCTCACGCTGCCGCTCCTTCCACGCTGATTCTGCCGACAAGATGTCGGCGCACGGCTTTGGCCGCTGCGCGCACCTGGACGTCTGGCACTACCGCAGCCGGCACGCGGCGGGCTGTCACTTCGACCCATCCCGGTTCCAGGAGATCAAATGAAGCTCCCGCGCATGATCGTGGCGACGGTCCTGTCCGTCGCCTTAAGCATTGCCATCAGCCAGCTCGCCCCCCATCAGGCTCTGGTCACGCTGTACAAGTTCAGTCTGGTCACCGGCGCCGGCGTCGCCGGCTACTACCTCGATCGCGAGCTGTTTCCGTATGCGCGGCCGGACATCCTCCTGGTCGGCGGGCGCGAGAGCGCTTTCGCCGCCGCGCAGATTCGGCGCGCAATCATCGTCGGCGCCATGATGCTGGCCGTGGGGATGGGGGCGTGATCACCGCGCGCTTCCTCGCGCGATGCCTGCTGGCGCTGATCGCGGCGGCGCTGATCGGCCTGCCGCTGATGGCGCTGGCCGACGACATACCGCGCGAAGCCCGACAGTACCGCCGCGACCTCACGCGCAACGCCCGCATGATCTGGGGCCTCGACGCCCCGGTGTCCACCTTCGCCGCGCAGATCCACCAGGAGTCCGCCTGGCGCCCCGACGCGCGCTCGCCCTACGCCCACGGGCTGGCGCAATTCACCCCGGCCACCGCCGACTGGATCGGCAGCCTCGACCACGCCCTGGCCGGCGCCGACACCGGCAACCCGGTCTGGGCTCTGCGCGCCTTGGTGCGTTACGACCGATGGCTGTGGGGCCGATCATTTGTTGCGACCGCGGCCACGCCTTGCGATCGCATGGCGTTCGCCCTCGCCGGGTACAACGGGGGGGTCGGCTATGTCCTGCGTGAGCAGAAGCTCGCGATGGCAGCCGGCCTTGCGCCTGACCGCTGGTGGCAGAACGTGGAACGCACTTGCGTACCGAGCCGCGCCGCCTGGGCCTGCCGCGAAAACCGCGACTACCCACGGCGCATCCTGACCCGGCTGGAGCCGATCTACGTCGGCGCCGGCTGGGGGCCTGGGGTGTGCGCATGAACCTGGCCATCGCCTTGGCGATCTTCCTCGCCGGCTTCGGCGCCGCCTGGAGTTGGCAAGGCGCGCGCGGCGCACTCGTCGCCGCCGATCTGCGCCTTGAGCACGCGAATCAGGCGCATGAATCCGTGCTTGCGGCAGCGCGCCGGGTCAAGGCCAAGGCCGACCTGGCCGACACCCTGGCCGTCCGGCTGGCCGCCGCCGAAAAACAACGCATCCCCGCCTACAAGGAGGTTCTCCGTGAAATTCCCGCCGCCACCGTGGATCGGCCTTGCCTGTCTGGCGACGCTCTCGGCCTGCTCGACAATTTCGCCGGCGACGCTGCCGGCGTGCCCGCAACCGCCGGCCGGCCTGCTGATCAAGGCGGAGCCGTTGCCACCGATACCCAGGTCGCCGGCTGGGCTGCCAGCGTCATCGAGCAGCATGAACGCGAGCGCGCCCGCTGCAACGCCCTGATCGATTGGCACGCAAATGACTGACGTGTTCGACCGCGCCAGCGATCTGGAGGAAGCCCAACGCCAGGATGCGTTACAAGCGCAAGCCCGGCGCGCCGGCCTCGACGGCAAAACCGTCGAGGATTCGGCTACTCACTGCGGCGCCTGCGGCTGCCTCATCCCCGTCGCCCGGCGCCGCGCGGTGCCCGGCGTGCAAACCTGCCTGACATGCCAGGAAGATTTAGAGAGAGCCGTGCTATGACCGTGCAAGTGGAATTCTGGCAGCTGGTGGGCCTACTGGTCACTTTCTTCGGCTTCGTCGCCGGCGTCGGCAAGCTGCTGCTGACCCAGATCGACAAGCGTCTGGACGAACGCTTCACCGCCCAAGAGGAAGTCCGCAAGGCCGCGCAGAAGGTCTGGCAGAAGGCCTTCGACGACCACATGGCCGCCGAGCGCCGCGAGACCGAGGCGCTGCACCAGCTGGAGAAGGACTTCCTGCGGTTTCAAGGTGAACTCCCGCTGCACTACGTCCGCCGCGAAGACTACCTCCGCAACCAGACCATCATCGAGCTCAAGCTCGACGGCCTGGCGCTGAAACTCGAAAACATCCAAATGAAAGGGGCCAAGTCATGATCGACACCCAGCGTGTGCGCCGCGAATTCATCCGCTGGATCCTGCTGATCGCGCTGAACAACGCGCGCGCCAGCGGCGGCGCTTCCGAAAACCTGCTGCTGCAGATCGTCCAGGGCGAATACGGCGACGCCTCCGCGCTGGAGATCCGCGCCGAGCTGGATTACCTCGAAGCGCGCGATCTGGTCACCATCGACAGGAAGCCCGACGGCCGCTGGGTGGCCGACATCGGCCGCTATGGCGTCGACGTGGTCGAGTACTCGGTCGACTGCGACCCCGGCATCGCCCGCCCCAAGAAATACTGGCCCGGTAGCTGAGCCGTGGCCAAGCGCTCCAAGATCGCCACCCTGCCGGCCGAGATCAAGACCTGGCTCGATGCCGCCCTGGTCGAGGGCAACTTCAGCGGCTACGAGCTGCTCGAAGCCGAGCTGAAGACGCGCGGCTTCGACATCGGCAAGAGCAGCATCCACCGCTACGGCAGCGCCTTCGAGCAGAAGCTAGCCATGTTGAAGCTCGCCAGCGAGCAGGCCAAGGCGATCGTTACCGCCGCGCCCGACGACGAGGGCGCCGTCAACGAGGCGCTGATGCGCCTGGTGCAAGAGCATCTGTTCAAGCTGCTGACGGCCGACGAGGAAGGCGGCTTCGATCTGCCCAAGGTAGCCCGCGCCGTGGCTGACCTGGGCCGCGCCACCGTCACGCAGAAGAAGTGGCAGACCGAGGTGCGCGCCAAGGCCGCCGCCGCGGCCGATGCCGCCGAGAAGATCGCCAAGAAGGGCGGCTTGTCCGCCGCTTCGGTCGACGAGATCCGCCGCAGCATCCTGGGCATCGCCACGTGAGAACGTCGCGGGCCGTCGCGCCCAATCCGCTTGCCGCCGCGCTTACCGTTATCGGCACCGACGAGTCGGCGCCGGTAACGCTTCTGGGTTATCAGCAGCGCTGGGTCGCCGACCAGGCGCAACTCAAGATCGCCGAGAAGAGCCGCCGTGTCGGCCTCACCTGGGCCGAAGCCGCCGACAACGTCCTGACCGCATCGGGCGACGGTGGCTCCAACGTCTTCTACATCAGCGCGACGCAGGACATGGCTCTGGAATACATCGAGGCCTGCGCCCTGTGGGCGCGAGCCTTCGACATGGCCGCCGGACAGATCGAGGAGGGCATCTTCCTCGACGGCGAGAAGGAAATCAAAACCTACCGCATCGACTTCCCCAAGTCCGGCCACCGCATCCTGGCGCTGTCCAGCCGCCCGGCGAACCTGCGCGGTAAGCAGGGTCTGGTGGTGATCGACGAGGCCGCCTTCGCCCAGGATCTGGCCGGCCTCATCAAGGCCGCGATGGCTATGTTGATGTGGGGCGACAAGGTGCACATCATCAGCACCCACAACGGCGACGACAGCCGCTTTGCCGAGCTGATCAACGAGGTGCGCTCGGGCAAGCGGCCCGGTTCGGTGCACCGCATCACCTTTGCCGACGCCGTGGCCGACGGCCTGTTCCGCCGCGTCTGCCTGCGCAAGAACAAACCCTGGACCAAGGAAGCCGAGGACGCCTGGGTCGCCGACGTGCGCAGCTACTACGGCGACGACGCCGACGAAGAACTGGACGTGATCCCGGCCAGGGGCGGCGGCACCTACCTGCCGCTGGCCCTGATCGAGGCGCGCATGGTGCTGCCGGGCGTGGTGGTGCCCGTGGTGCGCCAGCGCTGGCCGGTCGAGTTCAGCCTGCTGCCGGAGCCGATCCGCAACGCCGAGGTGGCCGCATGGTGCCAGGAGCACCTGGCGCCGGTGCTGGCCCGGCTCGACATCGAGCGCCGCCACGGCTTCGGCGAAGACTTCGCCCGCATCGGCGACCTGACCACCATCACCGCGCTGGAAGAGGGCAAGGATATGGTGCGCCGCCCGCGCCTGGTCGTCGAGCTGGGCGGCTGCCCCTTCGCCCAGCAACGGCAGATCCTCGCCTTCATCGTCAATCGCCTGCCGCGCTTCTTCCACGGCGCGCTGGACGCCAGCGGCAACGGCGCCGAGTTGGCCGAATACGCCGCCGACACCTGGGGCCACAGCCGCATCGACCAGATCAAGCTCTCGGACATGTTCTACCTGGAACAGATGCCGCGCTTCAAGGCCGCCCTGGAGGACGCCACGCTGGACGCCCTGCCGCGCGACGACCAGCACCGCGACGACCTGCGCGCCCTGAAGAAGATCAACGGCGTGCCCAAGCTGGGCAAGGCCAAGACCCAGACCGCCGACGGCAAGAAGGTGCAGCGGCACGGCGACTTCGCCATCAGCCTGTTCCTCGGCCATTACGCCATGACTCGCGAGGGCGAGGGCGGGCGGTGCGACGGCTACACGGCCATGCCGCGTCGCGCCCAGGGCGGCAATGGCGGCCGCGACGATGACTATGGCGGCAGCGCCTCACGGAGAATGCTATGAACAAGATCCTGGACCAGTACGGCGAACCCATCGCGCGCAGCACGCTCGCCGAGGTGTTGAGCGAGCCGCAGACCAGCCGCGTCGCCACACTGGAGAACCAGTACCTGACGCCCATGCTCTCGGGACTGACGCCGTCCCGCATGGGCGCGATCATGCGCGCCGCCGACAATGGCGACCTCACCGAGCAGCACCGCCTCTTTGCTGACATGGAAGAGCGCGACGCCCACATCCTGTGCGAAATGGGCAAGCGCAAGCTGGCGGTGATGGATCTGGACTGGGACATCGTCCCACCCCGGAACGCCACCGCCGCCGAGAAGGCCAATGCGGAATGGCTCAAGGAAGTGCTGCAGGACGCCGTCGATCCCTTCGAGGATCTGCTGCTGGCCCTGATGGAAGGCGTCGGCCACGGCTTTGCCGCCACCGAGCTGGAATGGCGCCAGGAGGGCAAGGAGTGGCTGCCCGGCTTCCACCCGCGCCCGCAGGAATGGTTCCGCCTCTCGCAGAACCGCCGCGCGCTGCACCTGCAGGACGCCAGCGCCGACGGGGCGCCGCTCGCCCCCTTCGGCTGGGTGCTGCACACCCACGGCAAGGCCAAGACCGGCTACCTGGGGCGCATGGGCCTCTATAGGGCGCTGGTGTGGCCCTTCCTCTACAAGGCATACGGCATCGGCGATTTCGCCGAGTTCCTCGAAACCTACGGCCTGCCCATCGTCCTGGGCAAGTACTACAACGGCGCCAGCCCCGACGAGCGGGCCAGCCTGATGCGGGCGGTGACCGCTCTGGGGCATGACGCCCGCGCCATCATGCCGGCCGACATGAGCATCGAGATCAACAAGGTCACCGCCGACGGCAGCGGCACCCCGCACCTGGCAATGGTAGCCTGGGCCGAAGGCGCGCAAAGCAAGGCCATCCTTGGCCAGGTGCTGTCCGCCGAGGCCAAGGCCACCGGCATGGGCAGCGGCGTCGCCGATCTGCATGCCGAGGTCCGCCACGACATCCGTAACGCCGACGCCCGCCAGATCGCCGGCACGGTGACGCGGGATCTGCTCTACCCGCTGCTCGCGCTTAACCGCGGCGGCGTCGGCAGCCTGTCCCGCTGCCCGCACCTGGTGTTCGACACGGGTGAGGCCGAGGATCTGACCGCCTACGCCGACGCCCTGCCCAAGCTGGTCGGGGCCGGCATGAAGACGATTCCGGTCAGCTGGGTGCATGAGCGCCTGCGGATTCCTGAGCCGGAGGGCGACGAGGCGACGCTGGGCGCAACGCCGGCGGCCGGCAATGACTCCGAATCTGCGGCCGGCTTTCCAGGCAAGCCGCTGGTCAAAAATCCGCCCGGCTCCGCCGCCCTGGCCGCCGTATCGCCGGCGCCGACTTTTGCGGACATGGCCGCCGCGCAGCTCGCTGGCGACACCGCACCGGCCGTGCAGCAATGGCTCGCCACCATCCGCGCCATGCTCGACAATGCCGGCAGCCTGGAAGAGTTCCGCGCCAATCTGCTGGCCGCTTATCCGCAGCTCGATGCCGGCGGCGTTGCCGCGGCTCTTTCCGCCGCGATCGCCACCGCCGATCTCGCCGGGCGCTGGGATGTCGTCAGCGAAGCCGGACTCCACCGGGAGGGGAAATGAAAAACGCCCCGGAGGTCCGGGGCGTCTCTAGGCACGCTGAGGCGATTGCCCCTTTGAGTTGTTATGCAGGTATGGGCTCGATGGAGTTATCCGCCCGCGAGACCTCTAGCGCGCCATCCTTGCGCGTTACCGGCGCGTTACTGGATGGGTCGCTATCTAGCGAATCATCCTTTTCGTCGATTTCGGCGATTTCGGCATGATCCTGCCAGTTTTTCCAACCCCGGACATCCCACAGTGCACACCGATGAACTGGGCACTCCGCAACCAGCTTCCTAATGTTGCCGTTCGGGTTCTTCACTCCGGCAGGTTTGCCTCCCATGCAATCGTAACAGTAGGCCTTAACGGCCAGCGTGCGGCTCGTTGGTTCGAGTGCCGCGCGCTCCGGGGGGCTAAGTACCGCGCCAGCCGGCGCCGCGGGAACGGCCGCTATCCTCTGTGCAAGGTTTGCTTTATACCCGCCCCGCTGGAAAGGACGGTGCGGATGAAGCGCGCACCGGCTGATTTTGCAAGCGTCGATCCTCGATGCCGTTCCGGGGTCGTCGTCTCCCTCGCATTGCCAGCACCTGGCCGTTATGGCCAAGGGCCTCGACGCAGGATGCAGAGACAGTCGGCCGACGGGGTCGCCGGTTCCTGGGACATGCTTGTCCGCAAACTCCTTCAGATAGATCACCCTCCGCGCAGCCACGGTAGGCATGTCAGGGTTCAGGCTCATGGCAGTCTCCTTTCGTTCAGGGGACTGGGATTATTTACCACTTGCGCCGTCAGGGTAAGTGGAAAACTTGTAGACGGGCTGTTCATGTCAGCCCCCTGTCCAGCTTGCTCGCCAGCCGCTGGCTCTCGGCAGCTAGTGACCGCAGCACTGCAGCGACGGCGCGCGGATCGGGATGAGCGAGGACGGCGGCATGCAGTAACGCCAGCAGCTCGCGCAGCAGGATCAGGATCGTGGCCGGTTTCATGTCGGCCTCCCATTGGCGCGCCGAAACACGCCCTCGATCACTGTGTGCGCGGCACAGGCCGCCTGGTCGGCCGCTTCCATCGCTGCCGCCTGGCCGGCAGTGAACCCTTGTTCGTAGCCGCGCTTTCGCCCGCGCTCGAACGTGTCGTCCAGGGCGCGCCAGGATTCGATGATGATGGGGTCCGCGTTTCCGTCCTTGCAGCCGTAGGTCAGTGCGACCTGGATCAGCGAGAGGATCTCGATGTTGCTGTAGCGCCGCGCGATGGGCGCGGCGGTGTCGCAGGTAGATTCAGCCATGATGGCCTCCTTAGATTGAGTAGTAGTGAACAGCCGTTTGCTTCTGAAGGTGGCGGGCCTCAACTAGGCTCTAAGGAGCCCGGTGGTTGTTTCCCTTTCGGGTGTTGTATTCCCCACTCTCGGCCCGCCATGAAACTCTACAAACAACAACGCCCCTGGGTAGGGGCGACGGTCGTCACGTGGCTTACGGGTGTGACTTCCGCCTTAGATTCAGTGCTGCCGATTTTCCGCGCCTTGAAGGGGCTTGTCAATGATCAGCGCCGCCTTTAACGCCCCCTTCGACGAACAGGTCGCCTTCTTCCGCGCCAAGCTCGGCAACCTGATCCCGACCCGCACCTGGCGCGAGGTGCACCATGCCGCCCACGACACCGGCTTCATGGTCGCCGGCGCCATGAAGGCCGATCTGCTCTCCGATTTCTCGATGGCCGTAGACAGCGCGATCAGTGAGGGCAAAAGCCTGGGCTGGTTCCGCCAGGCCTTCGACAGCATCGTCGAGGCCCACGGCTGGAGCCACACCGGCGGGCGCGACTGGCGATCGCGGGTGATCTACCAGACCAACATGGCCACCAGCTACGCCGCCGGGCGTCTCGCGCAACTGCGCGACCCAGAGCTGCAAACGCTCGCCCCCTACTGGATGTACGTGCATAACGATTCGGTGCTGCACCCGCGCCCGCTGCATCTGTCCTGGCACAAGCTGGTGCTGCCGGCCGACCATCCGTGGTTCAAGACCCACTACCCGCCCAACGGCTGGGGTTGCCGCTGCCGCGTTACTGCCGTCTCCGAAGCGCAGGCCCGGCGCCTCGGCGGCCGCTTCGGCACGCCGCCAGACGACGGCACCAACCCGAAGACCGGCGCGCCCAATGGCATCGACCGCGGCTGGGACTACATGCCGGGCGATACCGTTACCGGGCGCATCCGCCAGACGCTGCTGGACAAGGCGGCAAAGCTCCCGCCGCAGATCGGCGCTGCGCTGGCGCGCGACCTGAACGATTTGCCTGCCTTCCTGCCCCCCGCTGGCTATGTTGGTACGGTCGGCGCGGACTTCCGCCTGGCGATGGAGGAGGGTCTGGCCACGATTCCGGACAAGGTGCGTCAGGCGGTGGCGGATGCCGGGTGGTCAGTCACCGGCGGACCGTCGCTGCTCGACATCGCCCCGCGCCTGGCCAATGAAACGCCCGCCGGCGCTTTGCCCGGCGTTACCTGGGCGCATATCGACGGCATCGCCATGCCCAAAGAGCGCACGATCGCCATCGGTGAGACGGTCCTGCTGCTCTCCGGCCGGCGCGTGCAAACCTCCGCGGCGCGCGTGGGCGCGCTGCTTCGCCACGAACACGCCCACGTCCTAGACGACCTGGCGATCAGTGTCAGTCGCCAGCCGGAGTTCATGGCGGCCTACACCGCCGATGCCGCCGTTCTGCGAGAATGGCGCGGGCGCCTTGGTAAAAACGATGACGCCGGCAGGGATCTGGAAAAACTTCTGGGCGATCGCTCCCCGCGCGAGGCCTTCGCCGACCTGTTCGCGGAGCTGTATGGCGGCGGCACGGCCGCGTCGATGACGGTGGCGCGGGCCATGCCGCGCACTCACGAAGTCGTGAAGCGTCTCATGGAGGAGTGGTTGAAATGATCATCGGGCTGAGAATGCAAGACGACGGATCGATCATGATCTGGGGCGAGACCGACGGCCCGGATCGCGGTCATCTCCTGAACGAGGTCGCCAAGGGAGATAGCCTGGGCGGCCTTGCCTACGAAGAGTTGATCCAGTACGCATGGATCGAGACGGCGCCGGACGGATCGTTCAAGGGCGGCGAGAAGCACCAGCCTCTCGACCCGGATCACCCGGCGGAAATTCCCGATTTCCTGCGCAACCCCCGAAAGGCCGCGCCATGATCACCATCGAAGTCCACGACCAGGACGTGCTGGCCGCATTCAACCGGCTGCAAGCGGCGGCCGTCAATCCGGGCCCGGCGCTGCGTCTGATCGGCGAGCGCCTGACCGAGACCAGCAAGCGTCGCTTCGAGACCTCGACCGGACCGAACGGCCAGCGTTGGGCGCCCAACAGTCGGGCGACCTATGAGGCGCTGGCCAGGAAGCAGGGCAAGTTCCGCAAGAAGGACGGCAAGCTCTCCGGCGGCAAGGGCGGCGCCGGCCTGCTCGCAACCAAGAAGCCGCTGATCGGCGAATCGAAGGCGCTGTCCACCACCATCAACTATCGGGTCGACGCCACCGGCGTTACCATCTTCAGCCCGATGGAGTACGCCGCCATGCAGCAGTTCGGCGGCACCAAGGCCAGCTTCCCCAACCTCTGGGGCAACATCCCGGCGCGGCCCTTCCTCGGAGTCTCGGCGCAGGACAAGGACGAGATTCTGGAGATATTGCGCGACGCGTTACTTGGCGGGAGGGGGGTGAAATGACCGCAATCCTGTTCGGCTATGTGGCGTCGTGCGCCGTGGCGCTCGGCTGGGCGCTGGGCTGGATGCAGGCGCTCGCGCGGCCGGACGAGCCGGCCGACGCCTGGGTTGCAGAGTTGAAGATAGCTGCGGCGTTCGCCCTGGCGTGGCCGCTGGCGTTGGTCTGCTATGCCTGGTGGCTATACCGCGCCCGCCGTCCGTCCGACCCGTGAGGCGGTAATCACGGTCCTTCAGGTGCCGCTGCTGAAGCGGACTTGACGATGCCCGGCATGCGGGGGTAGGCTGAAAAGCCAAATTGAATAAGGGGCGGGGCGATGGCTTTGATTAAGTGCAAAGAGTGCGAGGGCGACGTCAGCACCTCGGCGCAGGTTTGCCCGAAGTGTGGAGCGCCCGTCAAGCGCGTGCGCTGGGGAAATGTGGTTGCCGCGTTGCTGCTGGTGGTTGTGGGTCTTTTCGTATTTGTCGCAATGGAGAGGAGCGATCAGGACAAGGCCATCCGGAACCTGTATCTGCAGAATGGAGCGGTTCCGCCTCGGTGATCGCCGCCCCGCCAGCGCCGGCGTTTGACCTGGCGATGTAGCCCACCAAACCCGCTGGCGCCCGCCAGCGGGTTTCTTCTTCGCGCGATGGGCACAGTGGCGTCATGCCTCGACGCCATGCCACCGCCCTTATCGCCGCCCTGTCGGTCTCGCTGACTGCCGGGGCGGCGCCTTCCGAGATCCGTCTGCTGCCGGTCGGCCGCTTCGCCGCCAGTGACGGCTCCGGCCGTCCGGCGGGCATTGCCGCCGGCTGGCTCGTGGACGAAGCCGTCGCCGTCGCGCTGATGGCTCAGGCGAGCTTGCGCGCCTCCGACTTCGTCATCGACTTCGAGCACCAGACCCTGCACAAGGAGGCCAACGGCCAGCCCGCCCCGGCGGCCGGCTGGTTCAAGACGCTGCAGTTCCGCCCTGGTGATGGCCTCTACGCCACCGACGTGCGCTGGACGCCGCGCGCCGCGGCCATGATCGCCGCCGGCGAATACCGCTACCTCTCGCCCGTCTTCCACTACGCACCCGATGGCCGCGTGCTGGCGCTCGGCCCGGCCGCGCTGACCAACACCCCCGGCCTCGACGGCCTCACCGATTTATCCCACGCCGCGCTGTCGGCACTTTTCTCCCAGGAGGAATCACCCATGAAGGATCTGCTCAAAGCGCTCGGCCTGGCCGAGACCGCCACCGAAGCCGAGGCGCTGACCGCGCTCTCCGCCTTGCGCGCCAATCACACCGCCACGCTCACCGCCGCTGCGGTGCCCGATGCGGCCAAGTACGCGCCGATCGCCACGCTCTCCGCCGTCCAGGGCGAGCTGGCCGCCGCCAACGCCAAGCTGGTCGCGCTCACCGCCGAAAAGCAGTCCGCCGAAGTGGATGCCGTGGTCGCCGAGGCGCTCACCGCCGGCAAGCTGACGCCGGCCACCAAGGACTGGGCTGCCGGCCTGGGTAAGTCCGATCTGGCTGCGCTCAAGGCCTTCATCGCCGCCGCTCCGGTGGTGGTCAAGCCGGGCGAGACCCAGACCAACGGCCAGGGCGGCGCCGGTAACGGCACCGCCGCGCTCAATGCAGATCAACTCAAGGTCTGCGCGCAGCTGGCCATCAGCCCCGACGACTTCGCCAAGCAGCTCGCCGCCGACGCGGCCGCGGCTTAATCCACACCACCCCCACAGGAGAACGCAATGGGAGCCTTAACCGCTGACCGCAACACCGCCGAACGCACCGGCGACCTGATTTCCGCCGGCTGTGCCGCCGCCATCGTGTGCCGTGCCGGAGGCATCGCCGTGCTCGATGCCTCCGGCAACATCAAGCCCGGCGTCATCGCCACCGGCCTGGTGTGTGTCGGCCGCTTCGAAGAGACGGTCGACAACAGCGCCGGCCTGGCCGATGCGCTCACCGCCACCGCCAAGCGCGGCACCTTCCGCTACGCCAACTCGGCCGCGGGCGATGCCATCACCGTGGCCGAAATCGGCGACGTCTGCTACATCGTCGATGACCAGACGGTCGCCAAGACCAGTAACGGCGCCACCCGCTCGGTGGCCGGCCTCATCGCCGACGTCGACAGCGCTGGCGTGTGGGTGCGCATGGGCTTCGAGTCCTATGTCTCGCCCGCCACCGGCCTGCTGGCGGCCAACAACCTGTCGGACCTGGGCACCAAAGCCACGGCCCGCGCCAACCTGGGCGGTGGCGCCGACAAGCACCTGCTGCAGATCCGCGATATTGACCTGGTCGGCGCCAATGCCGAAGTCAAGCGCGTGGTCAGCCCGGTGGCCGGCACCATCGCCAAGATCTGGAGCACGATCAACGGCGCGCTCACTACGGGCGACGCCACGCTCACCGGCAAGATCGGCGCGGTGGCCATCACTACCGGCGTGATCACCGTCACCCAGGCCGCCTCGGCCGCGGGCGATGTCGATAGCTGCGAGCCCACCGCCGCCAAGACGGTGGCCGCCGGCGACGTGATCAGCATCACGGTCGGCGGCACCAACGACGCCGCCAAGCTGGCCGACGTCTCGATCCTGATTACCCCGTCCGCGTAATCCGGCTGACCCAACCCTTTCATCACCAGGAGAACTGAAATGAAAAAGCACTTCAAGATCATCACCGCCGCCGTGCTTGGCCTTGTGGCCTGCGCAGCGGCGCTGCCGGCGCTGGCCATGCCGATCCCTGACGGCGATGGCCTCGACATGACCGTCGTCTTCGGTGGTCTGCTGGTCAACAAGGAAAGCATCGCCAGCCTCTTCACCGGCCTCAAAACCATCTTCCACAACACACTGAAAGCCATGCCGGGCAGCTGGCAGGTCACCGCGATGGAAGTGCCCAGTACCGGCGCCGGCGAAGATTACGCCTGGTTGAGCCGCTTCCCCAAGATGCGCAAGTGGGTCGGCGACAAGTTCGTCAAGGCCCTGGCCGCCGGCAAGTACTACAAGAAGAACGAGGACTGGGAAACCACCATTGCGGTGGCCCGCAACGACATCGAAGACGACCGCCTGGGCATCTACAACACCCAGGCAATGGGCGCCGGCGAATCGGCCGGCGAGCTGCGCGACATCATCGTCGATGACCTGAAGAACAACGCTTTCACCGAAGAGTGCATGGACGGCCAGTACTTCTACGACACCGACCACCCGCAGACCACCAGCGACGGCGTCGCCTCCAGCGTCAGCAACAAGGCCACCACGGCCCTGTCCTGCGCCTCGCAGGCCGCGGCCCTGGCCAGCTACGGCGCGGCGCGTGCCGCGATCATGGCCTTCAAGGATTCGGAAGGCATGCCGCTGCGCCTGGTGCCGGACACCCTCGAAGTGCCGCCCGCCCTGGAATCGGTCGCCCGCATCCTGTGCGAGAAAGACAAGCTCACCGACAACAGCCCCAACCCCTGGCAGGGCACCGCCAAGGTGCTGGTCAATCCGGCGCTGACCAGTGCCACCGGCTGGATGCTGCACGTCACCAGCAAGCAGAGCGTCAAGCCTTTCATCATCCAGATGCGCAAGGCCCCGGTCTTCGTGCAGCAGGTGAGCGCCGAGAACGATGGCGTGTTCGATCGCGCCGAGTACAAGTTCGGTGCCGAGGCGCGCGCCACCGGCGTGTATGGCTTCTGGCAGCTCTCCTACGGCTCGACCGGAGCCGGCTAAGGAATAACACCCGCCGCAGCACTGTAGCCCCCGCCGGCGCTTGCCGGCGGGGCTGTAAGGAAACCTGAAACAAGGAGCCATCATGGCAAAGAACGACACCCCGGCGAAGCCCGCCAAAGCCGCAGAGCCGGCCCCGCCGGCGCCGAAGGGCAAGACCACCCCTGGCCTTTGGGTCGAGGCCAAGGTCGACGGCTTCCGCCGCGCCGGCATCGCCTGGCCGAAGGCCGGTCTCGGTATTGCGCTCTCCGCGCTGACCAAGGCACAGGTCAAGGAACTGCGCGCCGAGCCCAAGCTGGCCGTTACCGACATCGAAATCCCGGCTGACGAGTAACGCCCCGTGACCTACGCCACCCGCACCGAGTTGGAAGAGCGCTACGGCACCGATGAGCTGGAGCAGCGCGAAAGCGTGCTGCCGGCCGGTGCCGTCGATCGCGCCCTGGCCGATGCGGACGTGGAGATCGACAGCTACTGCACCGGCCGCTTCGTCTTGCCGCTGTCGCCGGTACCGGACAACGTCGCTCGTGTCGCGGCCGCGATCGCGCGTTACCGCCTGCTGGGCGATAGCGCCACCGAGCTGGCCCGAAAAGAGTACGAGGATGCGCGCGCCTGGTTGCGCGATGTCGCCGCCGGCCGCGTCCAGATCGAAGGCGCCACGCCGCTGGCCACCGCCGCACCGTCGGCCACCGTCGACTATGTCGTCGGCCGCGACAAGGCTTTCACCGGGGGCCTTCAGTGATCGCCGAAATCATCGCCCGCCTCGACGCCGACAAGCCCGCCCTCGGCCTCAAGCTGGTGGCCGGCGCCGCAGCGTTTGCGCGGGCAGCGGATGCCAACCCGACCGCCACGCCGGCCGTCTTTGTCATCCCGCTGGATGAATCGCCTGGCGCGCCGCCGTTTTCGGGCGACGACATCCAGAAGATCGATGTCGCCGTCGGCGTGGTCCTGGTGCTGAGCAGCGTTGCCGACCCCCGCGGCGCGGCAGCGCAGACCGACCTGCAAACCCTGCGCGACAACGTCAAGGCCTCGCTGCTGGGCTGGGAGCCGCTGACGGGCTTCGCCACCCTGTCGCGCGGCCGCTCAACCCTGCTGGCGTTCCGCGATGCCCATATGTGGTGGCAGGACATCTACCTGTCTTCGTTCTACGAGAGGAAACCATGAGCAAGAAACCCACTCCGCCTGCGCCGGACTTTGTCGGCGACGAACACTGGGGCCGCGGCGGTCAATACGTCGTGGTCGATGGCAAGCGCGTTCCGGCGCCGCCGGAGCCGGACACGCCGGCTGACGCTGCTGCCAACCCGGCCCCCGCCGAACAAACTCCCGTCAAGAAAGGTAACTGACCATGCCCAACCTCATCGCCACCCCGCGCGTCTTCGACAAGAAGGCCGTCGTGCTGAAAAAGGAAGTCACCTACGGTACCGACCCGGTGCCCACCGGCGCCGCCAACTGGTTCGAGGCGCGCAATGTCACGCTGACCAGCTACGACGTCGAGACCGCCGAGCGCAACATCATGGAAAACTGGCTCGGGCACAGCGGCAAGGTGGTCGCCGCGAAGTGGTCCAAGCTCTCCTTCGAAATCGCCCTGGCCGGATCCGGCGCCGCCGGCACCGCACCCAAGTGGGGGCCGATGATGCTGGCCTGCGCGATGTCCGAGACCGTCAACGCGGCCGTGAGCGTGGTGTACAACTTGGTGTCCGCCGCCTTCAGCAGCGTCACGGCGTACATGGAGATCGACGGCGTGCTCTACAAGTTCGTCGGCTGCCGCGGCAATACCAAGGGCAGGATCAACGCCAAGGGCATCCCGGTGCTGATGGTCGAATTGAACAGCGTGTACACAGCGCCAACCGATGCCACGATCAGCGGCATCGTCAAGACCGGCTGGACCTACGAGGACGCCGTCAATAGCGTCAATACCGGCAAGGTCACACTCAACGCCGTGGATCTGGCGTTCTCGGCCTTCGAGTGGGATATGGGCAACCAGATCGCCCGCCTCAATTTGCCGGGGCCGCAGGTCGAAGTCATGGTGCGCGATCGCGCGCCGACCGCCAGCCTCACCGTGCTGGCCCCGACGCTGGCCGTCTTCAATCCCTACAGCCTGGCCGATGCCGGCAGCACCGTCGCGCTGTCCAACACCCACGGCACGGTGGCCGGCAAGAAGGTCACCACCGACGCCAAGGTGCGCGTGGTCGGGATCTCGGAAACCGAGATCGAGGGCATGGCCGCCTATCAGCTCAGTCTCGATCTGATGCCGGATTCCGGCAACGACGAGCTCACCCTCACCGTTCTCTAAGGAACCCGCGACATGGCCTTCAAGATTCGCAAACTCAACCATCGCGCCTGGCCGGTGACCGTCACCCTCCAGGAGGGTGATGCCGCCGGCAATGTCGCGTCGGTCGAGCAGACTTTCGTCGCGCATTTCAAGCCGGTCACCGAGGCGGAGCGCGAGGCGATTACCGCCGCCGCGGACGCGGCCCATCCGATCCCCGAAGGCGACGAGCGGCTCAGCATGAAGGCCCTCCTGGCGCGCAATGCCACCTACTTCAGCGCGATGCTGATCGGCTGGGGGCCGGAAGTCACCGACGACGCCGGCGCGCCGGTCCCGTTCTCCGCCAAGGCGCTCACGGCATTGATCACCGGCCCGGACGGCGTGGCGTTCAGCGCCGCCCTGGTGCAGGCCGACAACGAAATCCGCTTCGGGATGGCACCCGCAAAAAACTCCAGGCCCTCGGCCGCGCTTGGGGAAACCTCCGGCGCGGGCGAGGGGGCGATCAGCTCGCCGACGACCTGAGTTTTCTCGGGATCACGCCACCGCGCCAGGCAGAACCCGATGAAATCGGCATCTGGCCGGAGAACTGGCCGATCTGGGAAGCGTGGTGCGCGATGGCCAATCGCTGGCGCGTAATTGGCGGCATGAAGGGCGAGCGGCTGCAGGGGCTGGATATGGCGCAGGTCGAGCCGGTCCTGCGGCTGATGGGAACGAAGCGCAAGGAGCGCGAGCGGATCTTCGCCGGCTTGCGCGTCATGGAGGCCGCGGCGCTGGAGAGGATTTATGAGTAACGACATCCAGTTCGGCATCCGCGTCGGTTACGACGGCAAGCTGGTCACCAGCGGCGCGGCGGCGACGGCTGAGCAGATCAAGAAGATTGGCGAATGGGCAAAGCGCGCCGGCGCTGATGCGACGACGGCGCTCGACCTCACCGGGCTTTCGGCCAAACAAACCGCCGCCGCGCTGCGCGGCGTGCCGGCGCAGTTCACCGACATTTTCACTCAGCTAGCCGCCGGACAGAACCCGCTGCAGGTGTTCATCCAGCAGGGGGGGCAGCTCAAGGATATGTTCGGCGGTGCCGCCCCGGCGGCTCGCGCCCTGGGCGGCTACATCGCCGGCCTGGTCAATCCCTACACCGTCGCCGCGGCCGCCGTCGGCGGGCTGGCCTTCGCCTACCACCAGGGAGCCAAGGAAACCGATGCCTACACGCGCGCCCTGATCCTGTCCGGTAACGCCGCCGGCACCACGGCGTCGCAAATGGCCGAAGCGGCGCGGCGCGTCGCGGCCGCCACGGGCGGCACGCAAGGCGCCGCGGCGGAAGCCCTGACCCTGGCCATCGGCGCGGGCGTTCCCGGCGAAGCCCTCGGCGCGGTGGCCGACGCCGCCGTGCGCATGGAGCAGGTGGCGGGCAAGGCGATCGACGACACCGTGGCCGAGTTCGCCAAGCTCGCGCGCGATCCGGTGGCCGCCTCGGTCAAGCTGAATGAGCAGACCAACTATCTGACCGAAGCCACCTATCGCCAGATCAAGGCCTTCGAGGACCAGGGCCGCCACACCGACGCCGTCGCTCTGGCCATGAAGACCTACGCCGACGTGGTGGCTGAGCGCGCCAGAGAGATCACAAAGAACCTTTCGCCGCTCGAAGACAAGTGGCTTGGGATCAAGGCCGCAGCCAAGGGCGCCATCGATGCGATTTGGGACGTCGGCCGGCCGGCGGATGCGGTGACGGCCGCGGTGGAAAAGGTGCTCGACATCAAGGCGAAGATCCGCGATGTCGAAAAAAACAGCGACTACACGCCGCAGGCGGCAGCGGCCGAGCTTGTTGTCCTGAATGATCAGCTCGTCGCCGCCCGTGCCAATATGGTTGCGGTACGCGACAAGGCCAACGCGGATACGGCGGCGGCCGAGGCCAAGAAGAAGGCCAACGCCCAACAGCAGGCAGGGATCAGCCTGGCGCAGGAGGAAGCAAAGTACCTCTCGCAAAAGGTGCAAATGGAACGCGAACTGACGCGCCTCGTCGGTATCTATGAGGCCTCCGCCAAGACGGCGGCGGACCAGGAAGCGCTCCGCACGGCCGCCGCCGGCGTTCGTACCAAGTTTGCCGAGAAAGCGAAGCCTGTCGCTGTAGACAACGGCCTCGACGACGCGGAGCGTGAGGCCAACAAGGAATACGCCAGGTCTATCGAGCAACTGGTAGACATCGGGGTCAAGGCGACGGGCGCCATCCAGAATCTGACAGCGGCCGAGCTGGTCCGCGAGAAACTCATTCAGTCCGGCGCCTGGGACAAACTGGCGCCGGCCACGCGCGCGGTGGTCGACGCCTATGTCGCTGCAGGTAACGCGACCATCGCCGCCGCGGCCGCTGAAAAAGAGTGGTCGGCCGCCGCGCAGCGCGCGCAGCAGGACATGGAAAAGCGTCTCGACAGCCTCGATGCGCAGGCCATCAAGGCTGAACTCGAAGTCGCCAACTACGGCTTGAGCGCCGGCGCGATCGAGCGGAACACGATCGCCCACCTGGAGGAGCGCCGTGCCATCGAGGCGGGGCTCGATGGCCATGAGGCAATGGTGGCCGCCCTCGACCGCGAAATCGCCGCGCGTCAGCGCCTTGCCGCAGCCTCCGACTCGAAAGACGCGCTCGACGCCAACAAGAAAGCCACCGAGGAAATGCGGCGCGACTGGGAGCGCATGCACGAGCAGCTCTCGCAGTCCCTCACCGACGAGTTGATGAAGGGCGGCCGGAATGCCGGCGATCTGCTGGAGAGCTATTTCAAGACCCTGGTCCTGCGCCCGATCATCCAGGGCGTGGTGAACGTCGGCCTCAACGCCGCCGGGCAGGCACTCAGCATCAACAGCGGCAGCGGTGGCGGTGTGGGTAGCGGTGGCGTGTCCAATCTGCTGTCGCTGGGCAGCAACTTGTCCAACCTGGGTGGCATCAGCGCCGGCTATGCCAGCTTCGCCACGTCGGGCGTCGGATCGGCGCTCGGCTTGGGTTCGGCCACCGCCGCCGGCTACGCGGCGCCGGTTTATGCGTCGGCGCTCGAAGGCGGCGCCCTGCTGTCCGCCGGCAGCGGCACGGCGGCAGGCGGGCTCTCGGCGGCCGGCGCGGGCATCGGCGCCGCCCTGCCGTGGATCGGCGGCGCGCTGGCCATCGCCTCCATCTTCGGTGGCATGTTCGGCAGCAAGAAGCCGGCGCCCATCGAATGGGCGCTGCTCAACCGCCCGTCCGGCTACGATTTGAAGGGCGATTACTGGGACCAGTTCACGGCGGAAGGCCCCTTCGGCGAGGTCACCGCCATCGGTCAGCACCTCAAGCGCAACAATCAGAGCGCGGCCGGCCTCAAGGCCGCCGTCGCCGACCCGATTGTGGCGCTCGACCAGGTGCTGGCGCAGTACCTGGACAAGGACGAGATCAGCACCATCGGCCAGGCCATCAACTACAAGGCCGAGGTCGAGCACGGCTTCACGCAGGGTGAAGTCAAGGCCGTCATGATGGCGCGCCTCAACCGTATCTCGGACGCCATCGGCGGCTGGGCCGACGATCTCTTCGACACCACCTCCGGCAACATCCAGAAGCGGTACACCGAGCTGGCGCAGATCCTCTCCATCCGCGGCGACGAGACCGCCGAGAAGCTGGCACAGGACATGTTCAACGCCGTCGGCAAGTGGCAGTACGAACAGTTCGCCGCGCTCCAGGCCGGCGTGCAGCGCTTCAACGATGCATTCCTCAGCGACGGCGAGCGCTTCGATGCCACCAGCGACGCGATGCACAAGGCCCTCGAGAAGCTCAACCTGGCCTTCCCGGAGTCGCGCGACGGCTTCAAGGACCTGGTGCTGGGCATCGATACGAGCACGAAAGCCGGCTTCGAAATGTACTCCGCCTTGATCGACCTCGCGCCGGCGATGGACGGCTACTACGACGCGCTCAAGTCCGAGCTGGACATCAAGACCCAACTGGCGGACATGGAGAACAACTTCGCCACCGCGGTTGACTACACGCGTTACCAGCGCGTCGCGCAGAACTACGACCCCACCTTCGCCGCCGACTACGCCTACAACATCAGCCTGGGCACGATCAAGCCCGGCGCGGCGGCGAACGACGACCTAGCGGCGGAAGTGCGGGCGCTGCGTGCCGACATGCGGGCGCGTGACATTGCCATTGCGCTGCCGACCCAGTACACAGCCGATACGCTGCGCCGTTGGAATACCGGCGGAATGCCGGCGACACGCACATGAAGCTGATCCGCCCCGTGCCGGTCGCCGACGTCAATCTGCTGTCCAGCAGCGTGACGGAAACGGACTATGCGGCGTGGTCGTCCGGCACCACCTATGGCCTGGGCGACCGCGCGATCTACGTCGTCGCCGACACGCACTGGATCGTGGAGAGTCTGCAAGCCGGCAACATCGGTCACACGCCGACCGGCGCCGACACGGATACCTGGTGGCTAAAGCTCGGGGCCACCAACCGCTGGAAGATGTTCGACGGCGCCGTCCAGTCGCAGACCACCGCTGCAGACGAGATCGTCGTCGAGTTGAGTTCGGCGACCAACCGCATCGACTCCATCGCGCTGTTCAATGTCGACTGCGCTTCGGCGCGCGTGCGCGTGATCGATGCCACCGACGGCGTGGTGTATGACCAGACCAAAAACATGGTGTCGCCCTCCGGCATCACGGATTGGTATGCCTTCTCCTTCGAGCCGATCGTCCGCATCCGGGACTACGTCTTTACCGATCTGCCGCCTTACCTCAACGCCACCATCGAGGTCACCTTGACCGACGCCGGCGGCACTGCAAAGTGCGGCGCTTGCGTGCCGGGCCTGTCGCGCACACTCGGCCTCACCCAATACGGCGTCGAGGTCGGCATCCTGGACAACTCGGTCAAGGAGCAGGATGCCTTCGGCAATTTCACCATCCTGGAGCGCGCCTATAGCAAGTGGGCGGCGTTCCCGGTGCTCGTCGCCAAAACGATGGTCGACGAGCTGCAGATACTGCTCGCCGCCTACCGCGCCACGGCGGTGGTGGTCGTCGGCAGCGAAGAATACGGCGCGACGATGACTTACGGCTACTACACGCGCATGCGCACCGTGATTCCGTACCCCACTGAGACTGTTCTTTCCATCGAATTCGAGGGACTCACATAATGATCGACGAACTTCCGCC